TTTTATGAACAGATTCTATAATGGTGTACCAATTTATCAAAAAGAAAGAATCGTAAGAAATGATTATGACCTTGTTTTTCTTGATGGGCCACATAAAACAATTGATGTTTTAAAAGAATTAATATTTTTTGGTGAAAGATTAAATCACAAAGGTTTTATTATTTTAGATGATTTCAAAACCTACAAAAGCGATTTATTAGTTAAAGTTGCAGAACTTTCAAACATAAAACCAATGCATGTTGGTGAAAACAAATTAGTTTTAAGAAAATATTAATGGATCTAAATACTGTTTCAGCTCTTCAAAACCTTATCAGAAAAAGATTAGAAAGGTATAAGGAAGCTGCTATATATAGTGTTGACACTATAGACCAACTACAATATGTTAGGGGTCAAATCAAATCATTAGAAGATTTGCAACAGGAACTTAAGGACCTGCTGAACAAACAGGAGTTAGAAGATGACAATGTCCACGGTGAAACCGAAACGGGCTGACAAAAAACTTGAGGATTCGTATAAACCCGAAGACCAAGTAGATACAGTCCTTGATCCCAAAGCAATAGACGATAAATTATTAGATAGATTACCAACACCAACTGGTTATAGATTACTTGTACTGCCTTATGCAGGTCCCAAGAAAACTAAAGGTGGAATTATTTTATCTGATCAAACTGCAGAAACAATACAGATGACAACCGTCTGTGGCCTTGTTCTCAAAATGGGTAATCTTTGTTACAGAGACAAAGAAAAATTTCCGTTAGGACCTTGGTGTAAGCTACACGAATGGATTATATTTAGTAGGTACGCAGGTTCAAGATTCAAGATTGAAGGTGGAGAAGTAAGAGTGTTGAATGACGATGAAGTTATTTCAATTATCAAAAACCCACGTGATATTTTGCACCATTACTAAGGAGGATAAATGGCTGAAGAAAACAAAAATCCAGAAGTTGAATTGGATACTGATGGAGTACAAGAACAATCCGTTGAAGTAACGGAACCCGTAAACGAACCTGAAGCTACAGAAATAAAAAAAGAAGAAGTAGATTTAGGATATACAGACCACTCAGAGAAAAGAGTCTATGATAAGAAAAAAGATCATGGCACTGATATTTCTTATGAGAATGAACGTGAACAAAAGTTAGAACAAACCGAAGAAGAAAAAGGTGATTTAGGTGAATATTCTGACAAGGTTCAAAAACGTATCAAAAAACTTACCTTTCAAATTAGAGAAGCTGAAAGAAGAGAAAAAGCAGCTCTTGAATATGCAAAAGGTATTAAAGATAAATTTGATGATGTAAATGTCAAATATGAAGAAACTGATACAAATTATCTTAAACAATACGATGCGAGAATAGATTCAGAAAGAGACAAAGCTAAGGCAAGTTTGAAGTCTGCTCTTGATGAAAATGATACAGACAAGATAATGGAAGCTAATGATCAGCTTACTAAATTGGCTGTAGAAAAGGAAAAAGTTTCTATGTCTCTAAGTGAGAAGGAGGCAAGGAAAAAAGAAGCTGAGTCACAGCCAGAAGCCCAACAACAGGCACAACCACAGGCCCCAATCAGTAAAAGAGCTCAACAATGGGCTGAAGATAATGAATGGTTTGGATCTGACAGAGTTTTGACTGGTGCTGCTATGAGTATTCATGAGGATCTTGTAGGGCAGGGAATTGACGGAGAAAGTGACGAGTATTATAATCAAATAAACAAACGTATGAAGGAATATTTCCCTCAGAAGTTTGCCGAATCTTCAACTGAAGAACAACCAAAGGCTGCACCCGTCCAAAACGTAGCCTCTGTAAGTCGAAGATCAGGTGGACGCAAGTCTGTGAAACTCACCAAATCACAGGTAGTTATCGCTAAGAAATTAGGGGTGCCATTAGAGGAATACGCAAAATACGTGAAGGAAGGAGCATAACATGGAAAAAGTTAAAACCTCACGCACGTCCGATACTAGAGTTAAACAAGCTAGAAAAAAAGATTGGACACCACCATCCAGTTTGGATGCACCAGCTGCACCGCAGGGGTACTGTCATAGATGGATACGTACTTCTACTGCAGGTTTCGAAGACGTTGCAAACGTTTCTAAGAAACTAAGGGAAGGTTGGGAATTCTTGAAAGCCGAAACACTTTTAAGTGAAATCGGTGAACATGATTACCCAATTATAACCGAAGGAAAACATGCTGGTCTGATCGGAATTGGAGGCCTTGTGTTGGCAAGGATACCGGAAGAGATCTTGAAACAACGTGCTGAGTATTTCAAAAGAATAACTCAAGATAGAACAGACGCTATTGATAGAGATCTTATGAAGGAACAACACCCGGACATGCCAATCAATATTGAGAGGCAGTCTAGAGTTACCTTTGGTGGTTCTCGTAAAAAGTAATATTTTTGCGATACCTATAAGTAACTTGGATAAGTTAAATATAAATAAACGGAGAAACAACTATGGCAAATCAACTAGAAAAGTTTGGTCTAAGACCTTACAGAAAACTAGACGGTACACCATTGGCTGGTGCTCAGAACAGATATACGATCAAAGCTAACTATGATCAAAATATTTTCCAAGGTGATCTGGTAATTCCTGTATCAACTGGAAATATTGAGAGACATGTTAAAAATACATCGGAAGCTGTTGTGGGCGTATTCAACGGATGTTTTTTTACTGATCCAACTACTCAAAAGCCTACATTCAAAAACTTTTATCCGGCATCAACAAATGCAAGTGACATCACTGCGTTTGTAATTGATGATCCAGATGCAGTTTTTTTAATGAATGCAGACGCAGCTTTTACAAGAGCGGATCTATTCAAAAACTACTCGTTGGATTCCAATAGTGGAAGTACAACAACTGGTATATCACAAGCGATGTTAGACGTAGGAACATCAGGCACTGCAACTACTTTTGCAATTCAAGCAATTGATATTTCGCAAGATCCTGAAAATTCTGACGTATCAACTTCAAATGCGAATGTACTAGTTAGAATCAACAATCACTTCTATAGAAGTGGTACAGGTATAGCATAAGGGAGAATAACTATGGCAATATCACGATCGCAACTAGTTAAAGAACTAGAGCCAGGTTTGAATGCTTTATTCGGCCTGGAATATAGTAGATATGAAAATCAGCATGCTGAGATTTATTCTACTGAAACATCTGACAGAGCTTTCGAAGAAGAAGTAATGTTAGCAGGTTTCGCTTCTGCACCAACTAAACAAGAAGGTGCTGGAGTTGTGTTTGATCAAGCAACTGAGACATTCACTGCTAGATACTCACACGAAACCATTGCTTTAGCATTTGCTATTACAGAGGAAGCAATCGAAGACAACCTATACGATAGATTAGCTGCAAGATACACAAGAGCTCTTGCAAGATCTATGGCAAACACAAAACAAGTGAAAGCTGCTAACGTATTGAACAACGCACAGGTTACTACAGTAACTGGTGGTGATGGAGTATCTTTAATTAATAACTCACACCCACTAGCAACTGGTGGAACTTTTTCAAATGTTCTTGCGACAGCTGCAGACTTAAATGAAACTTCACTTGAGCAGTCATTAATTGACATTGCTGGTTTTGTTGATGAGAGAGGCTTAAGAATAGCAGCTCAAGGTAGAAAAATGATAATTCCAAAAGAATTACAATTTACTGCTGAGAGAATTATGAAGTCTCCTATGAGAACAGGAACTGCAGATAATGACATCAATGCAGTAAGAAGCATGGGAATGGTACCAGAAGGTTATGTAGTTAATAACTTTTTAACTGATACTGATTCTTACTTCTTAATGACAGATGTACCTAACGGAATGAAAATGTTCGTTAGATCACCTATCAAAACTGCAATGGAAGGTGACTTCGATACAGGTAACGTAAGATTTAAAGCTAGAGAAAGATACTCTTTTGGATTTTCTGATCCAAGATGTGTTTTTGGTAACGGAAATCTACCAACTAGTTAATAGATAATACGTAAGTATTTTGAGAAGGGGCGGTGTTTTACATCGCCCCTTTTTTTATGTATAATATAAAAACCTAGATTAAATTATTATGTCGACTGGCTAGGCAGACGGTATAGAGACGACATAATGAAAACGGCTATACACACAGGAGGAAATTATGGCTAATACAACATTTACGGGTCCAGTAAAATCCCTTAACGGTTTTTTAAGTTCGGGTCCTAATATGGCACAAGCAATAACAGGCACTGTATCTGATAGTGCTAGTGATATAAATAAATACCAAGGTAAAGTATTAACAATTACTGATGCTAATACTGTTT